TAGTTTCAATTAATCTTGAAATCTAGGTGATCGACCCCTTGTAACTTGGGTCTTACTATTATTACGAATTGGCATTCTTGAATCACTTGAGTTCATAAGTTGAGCATTAACAGCTTCAACCATTTCACGACTTTGATTCTCAAAATACCTTTGTCGGCTTTTAGCTTTTGCTAAAGGTATTTTAGCCAAGGCCAAATCTCCACGACAGATTGTACCTTCATACCGACCACTGTCCTTCACGATGGACGAATGCATTAGTTCGGGAACTTCATCTACAGAAACAAACTGCCAACCTTCTTGGAGTTTCTTTCCGATATTTTTGTAATCGTCTTGACCACGGCTAGTAATGCGGATCCAACGTAACTTTAAACCTTGATCAGCAAAACGATTTTCTACATCCTCTGGAATATCTAATAGATTTGGTTCTCTATATTCGTATTCCATTTCCCTAGAATTAAGTTCACGAGACTCTGCACTACGTGATGTTGTTGTATTACGTGCCATTTTAGTTTACCTCCACGCTATTAATTACCATAAACAGAAGTGTACTCACCATCGGATCGTTCCACTTTTAGTTTTTCTGCGGCGTATTGTTCAAGTGGTATACCCCATTTTTCAGCAAGACGAATATCTTCTTTTGAAAGTTTTACTTTCTTGCTATTAGATGAAGAGGTTGAAGTGCGTGATGCTCCACCAACCACTTGAGCAGGTGATGACGTTTCCTGCGTCCGTTGTGTTACAGGTGCTTCACCAAAACGTTCTGGAAATCGTTGCCGAAGTCTAGAATCAATCTCTTGGTAAAAATCTGTATCTGAAGGATCAAAGCCTTCTCCTTTTAGTTCATTGTCAATTTCCAATGCTAATGTAGTCATTACGGAATCTTGACCAAACCAAGGATTTCTACCTGCCCATTCAACTGCCAAACGATCATACTGTGCGGCTTCTTGTTGAATAGATCTTTCAGTTTGTTGAACAGCTTGCTGCTGAGACATTGTAAACTGCTGTTTATTTATCTGAAGCATTGATGCATCGTTTTGCGCCCGACTTAAATGTTCCTGCGCTTCTACAATGCGGTCCGTATCACCTGATTCCAAAGCTTGACGATAAGCTTGTTTAGCAATATCAATACGGTTATTAATGCTTGCTTCTGATGTTTCAAAATTCTTTTCAACAGAAGTTTCAATTTCTTTTTGCTTATTCTTTAATTGATCTTCAAGTTCTTTTTGACGAGCAATTAATTCAGCAATTTGTTCTTCACGTTCTTTTTTCTGACGTACTAATTGACGAATACGCTTTTGTGCGCCAGACTGTTGTTGTTCTTCCTGATCAGGCTTCTGATCTTCTACAGCTTCTGCTTGTGCTTCAGCTACCCTTTCTTGTTGAGTTTCAACTTCTGGTTGTTCTTCTTCACCTTCAATTTCAAACTCTACACGTTCTTCCTCTTTTTCGGCTTTGGAAGTATCTACCGTTGTCCAGTCATTATCTGACATTTATATTTCTCCTTTAACGTCATTTGCGAAGCTGACGAGTTACGCAATTGTTTTTATAATACAAGATAAGTTAGATATATACAATAGCTATCCAAAGAAAATCTTAGGTTTATTGCGTTTATTTAACCTTTTCTTGTGTCTTCCCGGCCTACGCTTCTTAGGTTTGCCATAAGAAGCTACCGCCAATGTATATGTTTTTGCCATTAGTGTGACAAATTATAGGTTGGGTCTAGTTCTTTTGGATCTTCAACAACCATAGAAATCTGGTCATCAAACAAAAGAATAAGACGAATACCTTTATAAAAGAACTTATGACCAGTATGTTTACCATAACATACATAATCTCCTTCGGAACACCATGCCCCATTGGGAAACTTGCTTGTATCTTGATAAGCACAGTCACCAACTTTAAGAACTTTACCTACCGTTGTAAGATAAGCAATGTCATTCTTTGTTGAATCAGGTAGAATAATACCACCTTTAGTTTGTTCTTTTACAGAAACAGGACGTACCAAAATGTGGTAGCCCGGAATGTGTGGCAACACGGATGGATCTGGTGCATCACCTGCTGTAATCCATTCGTCATTCTTAATTGAATTGCCCATTGATACTGCTTGCATTTTTACTCCTCATCGTCTTCATATATCATTGTGTTTACTATATGCTTGATTTCTTCTCTGGCCCATTCTATGCCAGCGATTCTACCAACTGCATTTGTATACGAATGATAATCTGAAGCTGATCCAGATGCAAGCGAATTTTTTAAAGACTGCATTTCTTTTTGCAGTACACGATCTATTTCTTCCCAAAGCATTTAAATAGCCTTTGGCTCATAGTTATATGGATTACGTTCTATGCTACCACCTGATTTAAATTTTTCAATTTGGCCTACACCTTTAGAAAAAGAAGGTACAGCATCTACTTCAATATAATCATATAAAGGATGTGTTCTGCTTCCTACTTTAATTTCTGCTACTATATTTCCTAGTCTAATATCTCCAACAGTTGCAGGACGTAAATTAGGTTGTTGTACTTCTTCTTTAATTTCACCAGATTTTAATTTTCTATTAACTTTGTCTGTCATTTTTTTCATATTCACAGGACCAACAAATTGTGTATCTAAAGTATAATAGTGTTGTCCTCTTACTGGCTGAACAGCAACAATAGGGTGGTCTAGTAATCTTTTTTCATTATTTACCATAACAAAAAATCTACCCGGTTGTAAAAGATTAGTATTTATTTCTTTTCCTGTAGAACCAGTATTTTGTTTATAATTTTTTTTCATATCTTCAATGCTTAAATTTTCAGAAAGTGTGTTAGCCCTAGCTACAGTTTTATTTTGTGTTGGAGTATTAGGTAATCTTTCACTACTTTTTTTAAACGAAGTGCGAGGACTAATAAAAAGATTTTCAAAAGTTTCATTAGATACATCAGTAGGTTTACCTTTACCCATCATAATGTAATTACCAAAATCTAAATCAAGTTCTATCCCTGCTTTAGATAAACTTTCTGACATTTCTTTTTTATAGTCACGTTTTGTAGGATCAAAAAATCTACCGGGGGCTGGCATAATAGAAGCAGCTTCAGGAAACTTTTCTGTATCCATTGCTCGTTTCATGCGTGGAGAAAGTGATTCTTCCACACTTTCTTCCATACGCATAATAGGTTCATTTTCAGGAACAAACTTCTTTGCTGAACCACGTCCAGTAGTTTTAATTGGTGTGGCAAACTCTTTTAGTCCAGACCTTGCCGCAAGCTTTAATACTTGTTGTAAACCGCCAGCCATAATCTATGCCTTTCCCTTTTTAGCATCTGCTAGTAACTTGGTAATCATGTCTGCCGCTTTAAGCGTTTCGGAGTTTTTGATGTTGTCTTCTTGTTTGATAAGGTCTGCGAGGATTTCGACAGCCTTGATAGCCGTTTTTGTATTTCGATCTTTCTCTTTTTCATCAGACTTCAGAGTATTCTCTGCTCCCACTTTATAAGCATCAAGCGCAATCTTCTGTTCTTTTAGATCAAGGTCACGGTTCTTCAACGCACCTTCAGAAGCTTCTTTTGCAAGTTGCGCCTGAATCTTTTGTTTTTCAATTTCAAGACGTTGTGCTTCAATAGCAACCATTTGTTGTTCTGGACCACCTCCTTGTTGTGCTGCAGCCATGTTAGCTTGCATGACTTGTTGTGCAGCAGCAGCCATTACTTGTTCGATTACTTGTGGATTCTGTGCATTAGGATCACCCGGAGGTGCTTCTGCCATCATTTGACGTGTTAGACCATTAACTTGCTCCTCATACTTCATTACAATATGTTCTTGAATATTTGCTTGCAATACAGGTGCAATACGTTGCATCATAGGATTACCACCATTAGCAGGATCTTGTAAGAACATTGTCTTAACTTGAATATGTGCATCATGGTTTTGTCCAGCAAATGCTTTAATAGGCAAGCCTTTAGTTGCAGCTTCAATATCCGTAACAGGATCAAGAGGCTGTGGTTCAGGCTTCTTAGGTAGAATGCGATCTAGATTAGGAATATTAGCCGCATTCAACAAAGTACGGTTTAGTTCTTCCATATTAAACATTCCCGGTGGGGCTGTCTGTGCCATTTGTACAGCCATCTGCGTCATCATAAGTCGGTGTGCAGAAGAAGGAATGTTTGGATCTGATACAGGCAAGACATCTACACGACCATCAAAGTCGTATTTGAAAATCTTTTCTGTAACACCGGGGACATCGTAGGGGTATTCGTCTGGCAAACTTTCGTAATCGATACGTGCCAAAATTTTAAATTCATCTTTTTGTGACTTGTGCAAACGCTTATGGATAGCACTAAAGAACTTACTAGAAGCTTCAAGCAGTGCCATGGTTGTACCTACAGGCCCATAGTTAGAACCTTCACTAATTACTTGTTCAGTGGTATCTGCAAACTTCTGTCCTGCTGCTGCTACAAACTGTAGCATCTGGAACAAAGTTCCTGATGGTTCTTTATATGGTAAAGGCACAATAGATTTAGTAAGGTCCATACCAGTTGCTTCAACTTCTTTAAACTCACCGGGAGCAACAGGATCGTTATCACCTACAATACGTACACCTTTTGCCTTAAAGCCACCGGGCAAGTTAGCAAACTGACCAGCATCGATAAGGTTACGCATAGCTGCCGTAGCAGACATGGTAAGGTTACCAAGGAAGTGAATAAGACCAAGACCATAGAACCCAAAGCCCGGTACAAAACGATAATGTGTAAAGAACATTTTCTTTTGTTTTGTTTCGTCTTCTGGATCCCAGTTGCGGCGAATAGAAAGAACTTGACGTGAACTTTCTTCAATAGTTACAATGTAAGGACAAGCCACACCTTCTTCTTCAATGTCCAGATAGCAATGCTGTTCAAGAAGAACATATTGCATATCACTATCTGAAGAAGGTGACAGTCCTAGAACTGTATCCATTTTTTCTGTAAGAGCAGATTGTTCTGGTAAATAAGGATCGGGAAGATCATTATCCAGATACATACCTGCATTAATTTGACGTGACAGTTCTACAGGGCTGCGATACAACACATGGGTATATCGATCAGCACGGCGTAGATCTGTAGCATAATAAGACACATAGAACTGGTCAATGGGTACAAACTCACTGACAGGACGATCTACAGATGCATCAAAGTAAATCTTTTTAAAAGCTGAACCAATCAAGGGCAGGTGAAATAGCATACGTTCAAACTCGTCAAAGTATTCAGGCATCTGTTCAGTCAACTGGTAATTCATAAAGTTGCGAACACGGTTAGCCTGACGCTGACGGTCTTCCGTAATATCACCGAGAACTTGGGTCTTTACAGGCCCGGAAGCAGGGAATAGTTCTTGACTTGCCCTTGATTGGAACTTGACTGCTGATTCGATCAGCAATGGGTGTACAGCAGTTGCTGCGCCTTCAAACGGTTCTGTGGTTTCCTGTAGTTTGAGGCCAAGCAAATCAAAGCCACGTTCAAACATGGATTCCCATTCAGAACGTGAACTTTTGTCTGCTTCATAATTATCGTAGATTTCTTGACCGATAGAAGAAAGGATATCTTCATCTAGTTCTTCAGCTAGGTTAGCATAGAAGTCTGAATCATCTAAACTAAAATCTACTTCAACAACATTATCGTCTGAAGTAAATTCAACTTCTATTTCACCTGTATCTGGATCGACTTCAAAATTAACATTTGAGTCCATATTTGTTTCAAAGTCCACATTAATAATATTATCTGTTGGAATTTGATCGTTTGGATTTTTTTCTGTAGCCATAGTTTTCCCTGCTTATAAAGTTAATATTCAACTATCCCTATATTATATACTCAAGTTCTCCAATATGCAACACGCTTTTGTCTTCTATAATTAACATCGTCTTCCCAATCAGGATCTTCTGGATGTCTAAGGTTCCAGCTATCTTTCATATAATGAATAGCCATAGTCATACAGTCAACTTGGTCATCATGTGCGCCATTAGGAAATGACATACATTCTGAAAACAAATCATCTGCCCATACCCTATCATTAGGTAACCATACACGTCCTGCTTCCATCATTGGTGTAGATGCGTATACACGTGCCACCTTGTCCCTGTCTGGAAGATAGTCAAGTACAGGAAGACCTGCCCTACGCATATCCTGCAGCAAGGACTGACCCGAAGCTTTCTTTTCTATAATACAAATATCTGGTCTGTACTGTGCGTATAGTTCCTGTGCCAGCCTACGAAGTTCAGGATATTCAAATCTTCCTCTTACATTTCCTAATAGAATAAGATTAGAAGTAACATATTCACCACCATATCCGTCTTCTTCATAGTTATTAAAGATACCCCAAGTCTGAATTACACTATAGTCAGCCGTTCTACTTGTACTAAATGCTGTATCATATGTCTGAATAATAAAGTCACAGCTTGGTGGATCTTCATAATCCCACCACTTAAACCATTTCTTTTTAATAATACCACCATCATCAGGACTTGGATCTTGCATATACAAAGCATTCCAGTATCTACTACCATTAGATGCACGTATTTCCTGCTCATCCAGTTTTAGTATTTCATCTGATTTCCATTCTGGAAAGTATGAAGTTCCTACTGGTAAACCAAGTAACTCTGCTGCTGGCTCATCTAACCATGCAGGTATAGATATAACTTCCCAAGGATACTTGGATTCTTCTACTGCTGATTCCTGCTTTAACAACCATCCACACAGGTCATCATAATGATATCGTGTGTTGATAATAATGATGGCTCCATTGGGCATGATACGTGTACGTAAACCTGCAGGATACCATTCCTTAATATATCTACGTCCTGCTTCACTGAAGCTGTCTTCTTCAGACATCACGTCATCAAGTAATGCTACGTGTGCGCCACGACCTGCCACCTGACTACGTACACCTGCTGCATAGTAAGAACCATTCTTATTTGTTTTCCACTTACCTGCTGCTTTTACGTCACTGCGAAGGGACACACCACGAAAGATCCTTTGAAACTTCTCTGTGTTTACTATATCTCTTACCGATCTACCAAAGTCACTGGCAAGCTGATCACTGTGTGATACCGACATAATCTCGTGATTAGCATAGTTTCCT